GCCGGAGCGATGGTGACATCGGCAACGGCACAATCCCTGAATCTCCAAGGCCTGAATTATTTAGCGAAGGAGAAGGACCACCTACCGAAGGAAGCGTCCCACTCGCGATATCAGGCAGATCTCGTTTGGAAAATCGTCTGTCAACTGGTGCCCCCAGGAGAGGACGGTCGAATGCTCACGTCGACGTATCAAGCACATGGCGAATCGATCAAGGCTTACAATCAGGTCTTGACCGACATGGGGGATACGCGACGAGACATGCGTTGGATTTGGGGCGTGGGAGGTGCGATTATTGCGGGAGCCGGTGTAGCGAGTTTAATCAAGCGACCGGGCACCTCGAGCATAATAGGGGGAGGTCTCATGGGTGCTGGGATTGCGGGCTTGGTCGCGTATGGTGTAATGCGTAGCCGAGACGCGCTTCAAGCGGCCCGTGGGATGAGGTGGCTTTAAGACAGCCCGGTGAGGGTGCCAGCCGTGTGCGCAGCTCCAAAGACCATGGAACGCGTAGCTGACCGGCATGGTGCCCTAAGACCACCAGACACTAAGTGCTGTGAATCTCGTCGTCGACTCGTCCGTATAGTTCCACCTATATACGGTTTATGGCATTGCTTTACCCATACCAGCTGTATTTGTAATGATACTATAGCGTGTGTGAATCGCGTTGTTGGAGAGGTTCCTCTACCAACGCCAGCTGGTATTAAAATGGTCGAAAAAGGCCATCCGTCGCCTGTGGCCCATAAAATCGGTCGCAGCCTTGACACTTGAACAATCGTTGGCTACTTTCAAGGGCACAAAACAAAAATTGTATTTACGTGCTTTCGAATCCCTTCGTGTGGAACCACTTAGAGCGAAGGATGGAAAAATAAAAGCCTTTGTAAAAGCCGAACGATTTGATCCTGCTGAGAAAGAGAATCCTGATCCAAGGATGATTCAGGCGCGCGATCCGCGATACAATCTGCATCTCGCGCGTTTCTTACGACCGATAGAACACGCTGTTTATGGTTTGAAAAGCTCCACTGGCTTCCCGCTGGTGTTGAAGTGTAAGAACCCTGAGCAGCGCGCTGAAATCTTTCTCAATAAATGGTACACGTTTAATGATCCGGTAACTTTATCACTGGACTGCACTCGATGGGATAAACATGTCTCACTCGAGATGCTTAACGTGGAGCACCGTTTTTATCGTTCTTTTTATCCGAACGACCCCGAAC